CTTAGCCAGAGGCTAAAGCCAGAGTGCTTAACCTTTGCACCAACATCCAACTTTTGTGCAACATAATCTAATTTATTTGAGGGAAACAAAAAATTAGCTTTTGTAACACTCATCAAATCAAGGTCTTTTACTGTTGATGGTGGCATCATTCCGTTCTCTAAAAATTCACGGTTAATGTGCTTGTGGTCAAATGCTGCTGAGTTCCATCCAACAAGAACATCTGCTTCATCCATTAGGCCATGAAGGTCTTCAAGCATGGCCCTTTTGCCATCGTGATAGACAGACCTAAACATAACCTTTCTTTCTCCAAGCCATCTGGCACCAAAGCAAAGCATCTCTGTGCTCTTTATAATTTGATCAATGCTTATGTTTTGATCAAACAAGCCCCAGGTATAAACCTGCATTGGTGTTGTTTCAATATCTAAGAATAATGTTTTCATAATTAGTCCTCTAGTAACTGCTCTAATAAAGATAGCTCTATTATTGCCAGTCTTGTTTTTCTATTTCCTTCTCCCAGTACCACAACGATAGCTGGATCGTTTCCGTTTTTGATTGCATCTGTAGCGGCCTTTGCCCAATTGTCCTGATTAACAGTAAAACCTTTCGGGTATTCTTTAAAGTCTACCGTGAAATTTTCCCAGGTAGCATCACCCTTTTTAATGCCACGCCCACTATTTTTAGTTTGCTTGGCACCAAGACGCTTAGTCTCCGCTCTCTCGCTCATAATCTTTCTTATTTCTTTTTGGTTGAATTAATGTAACAACGCTTATGTGCTTCTTGCTACACATCCAAGTTGTATCTTTTGTATCAAAATAAAATCTCATTGACTTAACCACTTCTTGGCAAGTATGACATGGAAATTCTCCATGATATATTTCATACTTACTAGACATTTAGCTTTGCCTTAAGCTCATTTTGATATTCAGTATTTTCTTTTACATATCTGATAAAGCCATCTCTACCTTGAATCTTTTCTCCGTTTTCTAGCTTATACCAAGCACCAGTTCTTTCAATTAACCCGTTCATTTCAGCAGTGTCAACTAGATCTGCTATTGAATCAATGCCAAGGTTATCTCCACGGAAATAAAAGTCATACTCTCCGCTTTGAAATGCTGGAGATGTTTTTGAGAATTGAATTTCCCACCTAACTTTTCTACCAACCTTTTCTTCAATAAGCTTATCCCCTACTGGTATCTTCCCCTTAAGTGCTTGGTTTTCTGACTCAGACGAGAACAGCTTAATGACTGTAGATGAGTAAAATTTAGTTGACTGACCGCCAGTTGGTTGCTGGCTTGTGTACATTGCATTAATATTGTTTCGTGATTGTGAAATAGCAATAACCAAGGTTGGCTTTACTTTATTGTTTGCATAATTAATCATCTTCCATGCATTGCTAAAGTCACGTGACTCTGCACCAATCTGCTTGGTATTCTCTAAAGACTTTAGTTCGTCAGAGTCTTTTTCAAAGTAAATTGCTGGCAATAGTGACGTAATGCTGTCTATTACAATAAGGTCTACACCTGCTTGCATTAGTGCTACAGCAACATCTACCATTTCATTAATAGTTCTAGCCTGTGAGTAGATTAGGCCTTCAGTATCTACCCCAAGGTGCTTGGCCCATGCCTCGTCATAAGACATTTCTGCGTCAATCCATGCACAAAGCTTGCCATCTTTTTGTGCCAAAGCTATTGTCTGAAGGCATAGCGATGACTTTGCACTGGACTTGCTGCCCCATATTAAGACCTGTCTTCCGTATGGCAAACCTCCATTTAGTGCCCTGTTTAATCCTGGGCTAGGCGTTGCCTGCGTTTCAGTTTTAATTCCAGCACCCGTAGCAAGCCTGCTTCTAATCTTTGGATCTAGCAGTGCTAGAGCCTCTTCAACCGTTGTCAATTATGTCCTCCATTATTACTGTTCCATCTTTTGTTTTACCAAAAGAAAACTTATATGCGTTACCTTCTTTTATTTTCATGTATGCTTTTGCAAACTGAGTTGGGAAAATAGTAACTGAGTGCAGCTCTCTAGATACATCTGCCAATGTTAAATAACCCATTTTCTTTCCAGCCTTTGTAACTCTTGGCTTAAAAGACACAACATACATTTCATCTTCTTTATATGGCAACTGTTTATAATTTAAATATTTAATTATTGCTGATTCTATTTTTCCAATTTCATCTGCTGGTATTGCCCCAAGTATTCTATTGTCACTTGCCAACAACAGGTATGTTCTACCTGGTTCAATTGCAGTTTGCTCATCATCAAAGATGCCTACGCTGCCAGTTCTATCTAAAACTTCTACCCGTGACCAGCCCTTGCCACGCTTTATAGACTTTACCATGCCCATCAATATAAATGATCCCTTTTCTTCAAACTCCTCTACGTCATTAATAAATGCATAGAAGTGTTGTGGGATAGTGATGTTAAATTCTGGCAAGTTAAGATATTCATAAAGATTACTTCTAATCTCTTCGTCATTTCTTGGATTGTCTGGAAATGTTAGTGCTCCAACTTTACGAAGTGCCTCTAGCTGTCTACTTGTTACGCCATTACCCTTTCTCATAAATAGCTCACGAACTTGTTCATAAGAATTAAATGGGCGATTCTTTATGCATATTCTTGCAGCATTATCAGAAATAAACTTAATGCTAGTTAGTCCAAATCGAATTCCCTTGCCCTCAATCTTAAAGTCAGCATCTGATTCATTGACGTGCGGTAGTTTAATTGATATGCCCATTCGCTTTGCTTCAATAAGATATTCTGTACGTGCATCATTGTCTTTTTCATTCTTAAGAATAGAGTACATAAATTCAAGTGGATAATAATATTTTAACCACGCCGTCCAATACGAGAGAGTAGAATACGCCACAGCGTGAGACTTATTAAACGAATACCCAGCATGGGCCTCAAAATCAGACCATAAATCACGTGCGACATTAGGAGCGATATATTTTGAAGCACCTTCAACAAACCTGTCTTTAAACTGGTCAAACTCTTTCGCATCTTTCTTCTTTCCAATAATTTTACGAACTTTGTCAGCTTCTGCCATTGTCATGCCGCCAAGATTTACACAGGCTTGCATAACCTGCTCTTGGTACAAGATACATCCATAAGTATCTTGTGTAAACTCTTTCATAACCTGGTGGTGATATGCAATGTTTTGCTTACCATGTTTACGAAGAATATAGTCTTTTCCAATGGTATTCATAGCACCTGGACGAACTAGAGCATTTGATGCAGCAAGCTCATTAAAGTTTTTAACGCCCATCTTAACTAGCAAATTTGTATATGGAGTAGCTTCACATTGGAATACGCCCTTAGTATATCCAGAAGATAACATGTCATATACCTTTGGATCTTCCATATCAATTCCTAGCAAATTGATTTCTTTATAGTGCCTTTCTTTGATAATATCAAGCGTATCCCTGAGAACAGACAATGTTTTAAGACCAAGTGCATCAATCTTAATCAGACCAATACGCTCAGCCTCCTCCATGTCAACGCCTACGACTGGAATTCTTTCTTTATTTCCTGGTGACGTTCTCGTTTCCATTGGAGCATACTTAAATATTGGATACTTAGAAGTAACAACACCAGCAGCGTGAATGCCAGTCCCCCTAATACGTCCACGAAGTTGCTCGCCATATTTTTCAATTTCTGGATACTTCTGCCTAAACCACGCAGCTTGTTTTGAATTACAGTAATCATCCCAAGTGTCCACCACCTTCATAACTTTATTTACATCTGTCAGTGGAATGTGTAGCACACGAGCAATATCTCTAACAACGCCCTTATCTTTAAACTGTAAGAAGGTCGCAATAGACGCTACGTGCTTATACTGCCTGACAAGATAGTCTTTAACTTCTTCACGCCTTGAATCTTGAATATCTGTGTCAATATCTGGAAAGTCATTACGCTCTGGATTAATAAAACGGAAAAATAGCAATCCATGCTTAATTGGATCAATGTCTGTGATACCTAGCGTATAACAAAGCAATGAGCCTGCGGAAGATCCACGACCTGGTCCCACCATGATGCCCTGCTTTTTTGCCCACGCTATCATAGAGCGGACAACAAGAAAGTATGGGGCAAAATTCTTTTGCTTAATGATTGTTAGCTCTTCGTCCAGCCTATCTAGATATTGTTTTTCTTCTAGTCCACGATCCTTTAGACCAGCTAAAGCCAATTCTTTTAGCTCATTGTCTGGATTTTGATATTGAACTGGAAGAAGGTCTAGGTGGTCTTTAATCTCGTAGTCTTCTACTTTATGAGAAACTTCAATGGTATGTTTGTAGATATCTTCACGGTCAATGCCCTGCTCTTGCATAGCTTGGTGCATTTCTTCACTAGACAAAAGATGAATATCAAAGTTAGTAAAACTAATTTCTCTTTCTCCGTATAAATAGTTAAGCCTATCCATGAGGTTTTCATGCTTTAACGATTTATCATAGGTAACATCTTTTTGTACCTTGTTTGAATAGCTATTAAGAATAAGCTTTAACTCCTGAATTTCTTTTTGTCCAGTGTGTGCGTGGTGGCAGTCTGGAGTAACAATAGCTTTTACGCCATACTGATCAGCTAGGGATATTAGCTGCCTGTTTACTTCTGCTGGATTGTGTGGCATTACCTCAATGTAGTAGTCTTCACCAAATACACGCTTGTGCCATTCAATAATTCTTTTGGCTTCTGCCAACTCTTCTGCCTCAATAGCTTTTGCTAGAGCACCAGAGAGGCACCCAGAAAGAACAATTAGTCCTTCTGAGTACTTCTCTAGTGTCTCATAGTCAAAGCGTGGTTTTTTGAAGTAGCCTTCAGTCCACGCAATCTCATTGAGCTTATTTAGGTTTTCTAATCCAACACGGTTTTTGGCAAGGACAATAATGTGGTTATAAACCAAGTCCAGCAAGCCGTCTCGTACATCTGGTGCACGTTGGTCTTTCCTGTCGTTAGTAATGTAACCCTCTATGCCAAGAATTGGCTTTATGCCTTTTTCTTTGGCTATCCTATAAAACTCTCTGTGTCCAGAAAGCGAACCATGGTCAGTAATTGCCAGTGCATCCATACCCAATTCCTGAGCACGTGACAAATACTCTTCTGGTGTGGCTATCCCATCAAACAAAGAGTAATGTGTGTGGACGTGAAGACCGTTATAGCTCAACTATTGCCTACCAGTCAATGTTTGATGATGTGACTGATGGTGTGTCAAAGCCAAGATAAAACGACTCTTGCTCTGCATATGGAATCTTGTTTAGTGCTGATTCCAGTGGGAAAGGAGTAATTCCACTCCAGTTAAATGGCTCTGCATCTGGTGCAACGGGGATTAGGGTATAGTTTGTCTCTGTACCCTGGCCATTTCGCTTTAGCTTCCACTGTAGATTTGAAATGCTGCCAGTGTCCAAAGCATATTCTCTAATGGTGTTGAAAACAGATTGCTTGCTTACACCCATAGACCAAATAGCAACATATGGGGCTTCCATGCCATCGTCAATAAGAACGTTGCAGTAGAAGCGTAGCTTTGCCTTCCAGCCAGAGTTGCCCTTTGGATCTTTGCGGTACATCTCTTCTGCCCAGTCACGGCCTTCTGTATCCATTGTGTCCAAAGCCTTACGCTTGTAGTCCTTTGGATTGGAGTGCTCTTTAACAACTAGAGCAAGTCCACGGTCTGGCGAATAGCTTGAGCTATCCTCGTCCAGCTCTTCAATAAAACGAATCTTTACAGACTGGCCATCTGCTAGCTTAAGCCAGCGAACCTTTGCTCTGTTCTCATCGTACTTTGGCTTATCAAGTAGTGCATTGATATCCTTTAGCCCTTTAATAATACTCATTTTTTCTCCTATATTTTGGTGTATTAGTTTAGCATGTTGGCTATTGACTTGTCAAATGATACTTCTAGTTTTTTAATATGATCGTCAGACATGTCGCCTATATCTTTATATTCTTTATTCAGTTGTATAACGGAAACACGAGATCCAAGCTTTTCTTGTACTCTGTCTCTCATATTACCGCCAGCCTCATCGTTATCAGCAATAATAATTATATTATTAAAGTACTTTTGAAGCAAGTCTATTTGGAAATTTGACACATTTGCACCAAGAGTTGCAACGGCTGGAAGCCCACACTGGTCAAGCCTTATGGCATCAAATGAGGACTCTACTACATATACCTTATCTGCTGCCTTTATGCGGTGCAAGTTAAACAATACCTTAGCCTTTGGCAAGCCTGGTGTGTTTTTAAATTCTTTGCCTTCTATAGATCTACCAACAAAGCCAACTGGCATTCCAGATGGTGAGTGAACTGGGACAGTTACCATATCCTGTTTTTCAGAAAAGCCCAACGAAAACTTTCGCATAGACTCTTCGTGAATTTGTCGTCCAGCAAAGTATCTTATTGCTCTTGGCGATTCTACTGCTTGACTGGCAAGCCTTTTAATTAAAATTTCATCAAACTGAACATATTCAGGCTTTGCCACTAATTTTTTGTTTACCTCGTCCTCAATATTGCTTTGCTGCTCTTTTGATTTAATAAATCTAGCTGACTCAAAATAAGTTCTGCCAGTTGTGTGCATAACAAGCTCTATAAGATCTGCTATTTTGTGGCAAGAAAAACAAAAGAAAGTACCCCTATACTTATCTACTTCTCCAGCAGGCGTTCTATTGTTTACGTGAAATGGACAGAAAATAATATAATCAGTATCAATCTCATTTTCAATAGTGAGGCCTGACCCTATTACTATTCTTTTTATTTGTTCTGGCGTATATGAATTTGATGTATTTTTTTTATTCATTATTTCTCTTTTCCACCATTATACCACGCAAATCCTAGTTGCCCTCATAGTCTTTATACTTGTACCAGCCTTTGTCAAAATCAACCTGTACTAAGAATTCGCCCATAAATCCATTACGATTCTTTCTAAATACGCACTCAATAACGTCAGAATTTGGTCCACGACCTAGGGCCATAACCCAGTCAGCATCATACGCAATCTGGCGTGACCATGCTGTCTGGCCAAGCGTAGGAACAGTGTCAAGCTTGGTGACATCATCTGGTGTTGCAGACGAAATGGCAATAATTGGAACCTCTTCAGAGATGGCCATTAGCTTTAGCTCACGAGAAAGATTCTTCATTCGAACAGTCTCATTATCTGATTTAGTATTTGGACTCATAAGCTGTAAGTAGTCAACCACTACGAAGTCTGGCTTATACTGGTCAATCTTTCCACGTAAAACTAGTGGTGTCACATCTCCGCCAGAATCATTTGAAATAATATGAAATTCTGGCTTGCCAGCAAGCTTAGAGTTGTGCCAACGCTTTAGGTCATCAATCTCAATCTGGCCAGAAGAAAGCTTTCTGTGAGACCAGAGGCCTTCGCCCATAATTGTAAATACACGGTTTCTAACCTCAGTCTCGCTCATTTCAAGGCTTAGGATCATCGGAGATTTACCCTGTTTCCAGGCCTGTACGGCAAAATAAAGGCTTAGCCAAGACTTACCTATACCTGGATAGGCCAAAAATACTCCAAGCTGCCCTGGCTGAATTCCAGCTGGCAGATAGTCATCAAATCCTGGCAGCCCTGTCTTAATTCCCTGGATACCTAGCTCTGCTTGCTTTTGAACTTGCTCATAATAAGCTACGGCTGAATCTATATCAGTTACATCAATATCTCTAATTGCGGAGGAATTTTTCTTTAATTCAGCAGTCTTTGATATCAGCATTTCTAGTGCAGCAGATGCGTTGTTTGATTGAATGTCTGTAGCAGCAGCCCTAATTACATCCTTTAAAGAGTTGTTCATATACTCGCCCTGCAGCTCTTCAAGGTGATACTTAGTTGCACCAACACCCTCATCTGGCACAAAGTCACGGAATTTATCTATTACTAAATCTACTGGTGGGGCAGATAGGTTATTCTCATAGTACTTTCTAATAAACTGCCAAATATCATTATGAGTGGTCAATATGTTCTCTACGTTTGCCTGTAGCAATACGTGTACCTGTTTGTCTTTTAATACCGCTGAAATTAGCTTTGATTCTGTACTACTCATTTAACCACTTCTTTGCTTGTTCTCTTCTTTGCTGTCTCTCCAGCAAATCTTGTTGATACTGATCTTTACGGTCAATAATTTCCTGGGCATAGTTAACAAAATATTTCCAGTTGGGAGATTGTGCCACGTCAAAATAATATTGCAGCAGGTCATAGCATTGCTGAATACCGTAGGATTCAATGAGTGCATCTGCTGCCCATTGTTCTACGTTTAGATTTATTTGAGGCTTTTGCTCATACTTTGCAGTATGTAGTTTACTGTAGCGACTGAGCAAAGCCATTCGGTCTTTGCGTTCAGCCATTACTTACCGTCAATTTCCTGTGACGCTTCTTTTACCTTTTCGGCTAGCTTTGTTTCTACAAAATCATAGATTCGCTCAAAGGCATCATTGGTATTTTCGCCCTCACGCTTATTGTCTGCAACTTCTAGGTCAATACGAAGTGACTGAAAGTTGCCAAGGTTAAGTGTATAGCCAAGGCCAACCTTAACTCTAGTGTTCTCGTTTTCCATACCCATCATCTTTCTTATATAGATTCTGACCAGACTGGGATAAACCTGCCGTCCTCAGTTCTAGTGTAAGTCAGTATACCATCTCCCATTCTCCGTGTCAACTCTTGTGGAGAAGGGGTTATGTTATTTGTAATTAATTTATCATTTCTGGGCCTGCCCATAGAATAGGAGGCCAGAATGTCACGTATATCTTTAACTTGTGATTCAGAGTAATAGCTTCTTACCTGCCATCCAGTTTTACCGCCCTTTTGAGAGCCAGTTGGAAAAGGGATTATACCACGCTTCATTAAATTTGGCAAGTACTTTTTATGTCTATTTACTAAATCTGCCGTTTCCCCAACAGTGTATGCCCTATCTCTATTTTTTTTAAAATCGCCAACCAGGCAGCTTTCAATTCTGTCTTGAATAATATTATAGACAGACATAATTCCATTAGACCTATTAAGATGATGAATGCGTACCAAATCTCCATTTAAAAACCATACCTTTTTGCTGCCAAGAATAACTGGGGCTTGGTTATATTCTTCACGAGTGCGATATCCACGTTTTGGGTTATGTGTCATAGTCACAACCCTAGAGCTTATTAGGAATTCCAACAATAATTAAATTAACAGCAAGAGAAACATCTCCTGGGGCGTTAAATCTTACAATTCCATTAACGCTAGATGTTGTTATATTTTTAATAATTACTGAAACATTTCTACCAGCTGGGGTATTTCCAACGTTTACTGGAGTAGCAGTTACAATTGGAGCATATCTAAAATCTTCAAAATTGTAAGAGAATTCTTGTTCGTTTCCAGCACTTACTGTTCTGTTTGTAGCCACCTCAACGTATCCGCCAAGGATCTTTCCTTCTGCTGTTTTTACACTTTGCCTTCCAGCAGTCTGCGTATCAATGGTTAGATAATTATAGCTATTTGACGCTATTTCGTCAGAAACATCATTGACTGCCGTGGCCAGTGCATATATATATGATAGATCAAGTGGTTGGCCACGTTCTGGAACAGGTACTCTTGCCATAGTAATATTATATCATAGCCTATAGGTTTTTAGCAGTAGTCTCAGCTATTGTTAATTCAGCTACCCTTTTCCTTATTGGGTAGGTCCTATTTTGTATAGCTACCTGATATTTTTGGTAGATCCTATTTCCACTAATGTTTAATGGTATTGCAATTGTTGCAGAATTTCCAGTTACTGTTGAGTAGTATTGATATGCCCCAACACCAGCCGTAGTTAAGCCCCAAGCAACATAAACATCAAACGCCCCCAATTCTGACTTTTCTTGATCTTTATAGTTTTTCGGCAATTGCCACGATACAACGATTGACTGTCCAGAAACCTGATTGTCAATTATATTGGCTCCTGGATTTTCTGTTATTGATCCTGGAGAAAGAATATATTGTGGTGACCAGTGAGATGCCCTGTTTCTGTCTTCTGACACAATTCTATATCTAATAATATAAATACCAGAATTTTTTGCAACATACCCACCAGAAACATAAGTAACAGTGGTTGAAGAACTAACCTGTATTTGGAACGTGCTATTTGTTGGCTTTGTAAGTATTTTGGCATTTGTTAGGTTAAATGTATTACCAGCTACAGAATCTACAATTTCTGTTATTGTAACAAAATCTCCAGCCTGAAGGTCATTATCTACAGATGTGGTGTATTCATATACTGGATTTCCAGAATTTACAGTAACAATAACTCCAGTTATTTCAAATGACTTTCTGATGTTATTATCAACAATTAATGTTGGTGGCAAAGTTTCTCTAGAGATTCTAATTTTTTTAATTACACCAGCCATTAAATCACGTCCATTGCAAATCTAAACTCTATAAGATTAGCAGTGTTTCCCTCTTTAACAATTGGTTTTGAGCCATCAGTCTTTAATACGGTATATCCAGTTAATCCATAAAGTGCATTAACTGTATTTAAATTTTCAAATCTTATTGCATCTACTGCAATATAGTAATCTGTGTCTGGATCTCCAGCCGAATCAAGGATTGAGACATAAATTTTTACAATTGACATAGCACTCCAGCTGAATTCTGGACTTTTAATTAAGCTACCAAGACTTTGTGACAAAACTTTATATCTTGTTGAGCTAAAATCACTTGCAGTATATTCTTGCTGAAGCCTTGCCCACTGACCAGTAGACCCAGCCGTATCATCTGATGCAAACTCTACCACAATTCTTACAGTATGTGGATTTGTTGGAGATGCACCGTCTTTATTTACTACAGAAAACGCAAGTTTTATCTCATCATTTGGAGAATTCTTATCTAGTAGTATCTGAGTTCCAGTTAAATGAATGTGCCTTGATTGAGATCCAGGCGACAAAATATTATCTGCTTTTGCTATAGTAGACAAGTCGCCACGCATGACTATCATATTATTTAAGAATCTGCTACGTTCACCTCTACTAATTCTAGTTGCTGTATTAAATAACTCATTGTCGGCATTAGTTGCAAATATAACTCCATTATTTCCGACATCATCTCTAATAACACCATCGCCAGAGGTATCTAATGCATCTGTTTCTTGAATAATTGCCTCTGCCACATTTTCAGAATGTAGCTCCCAGTTTTCGCTACTTGTATTAAAAGAATAAAGAATTCTGCTGTCATTTGAGCCAGCAGAAGGATTCGCTCCAGCTGAATATATACCAATTTCTGTTATCTCATACCGCTCTTCTGTTGGCAGCTCTCCAGTTAGAACAAGCTCTG